AAGATGTGGTGCAAGTTTGCTTGTTTCTATAATTCTATTGTTGCAAAATTAATTATAAAAGTAGATAGTTGTCCTAATCAAATTTGTGTTTGTAAAAAATGAAAAATGTTTTTACAAAAGTTCAAAGAATTGAAAGATCAAAAGGATTTGGAGATACAGTAGAGAAATTTACAAAAGCTACTGGAATAAAACAAATAGTAGACACAGTTACAAAAGGTGGTTGTGGTTGCGACAAGCGTAAGGATTCTCTTAACCGAATTTTTCCTTACAAATAGAAGAAGTTAGTAGTGATTAACAACGCAGAGATAACAAACTCATGGAATAGCAACTCACCGCTATTAATCACTACTAACTTATTCTAATAAATAAAAACGAGATTTTTAACCCTCAAAAAAAATAAAATGGCATATCCAAAGATTACAGTAAACACAGGACTGGCGAGAGAAATAATAGCCAGTGACGTAACACCAATACCTTCACCAGACTCAGCAATAATTTCAGGTACATCTACAGGAATTGCAAGCGGAACAGCAGATGTAGATACTGCATTTGCATTAGAAGATTCAACAGCAAACTTTTTATCAGCAACACCTCCACTACCAGTAGTAGTAGGAGATTTAGTTATTTCAATAGTTGCAGGAGCTGGAACAGCTGCGATAGCACCCATTACAGGACAAGTAATAACTTTAGCAGCAGATATATTTCCTAATGGAAATGAAACCTATGCCATTGTTAAAGCAAATCATTTAATTGTATCTGGAGAAACATTTATAACCAAAGGTGTAAATGTAGGAGATATAGTTTGGAACGACACTGCTAATACTACAGCTGTAGTTACCGCTGTAAACAGTGAAATAGATTTAACTCTTTCAGTTGATTTATTTGGTGGAAGTGCAACTTTCAATGATGACTATGAAATATATTTAGGAGGCCCTGGTGGTTCTTCAAGAATAGATTCGGCAGAAGGATGTTTATTATACGTTGGTAGTTCTTTGTCTCCAATGACAGCTGCTGGAAGTTATGTAGATATACGTGTAAAAACAACAGCAGGAAATATTATTACATTTGAAAAATTTCCAGTTGGAAGTTATTTACCAATACAGATCACTCAGTTATTATTAACCTCAACAACTGCTGAAGCAAGGAATGCTTGTGTGGCAATATGGTAATATGGAATTTAACATGTCAGATATAAAATTATACGCATTAAACGTAACATCGTTGGCCTTATCTTTTTCACACATTGACATGGCGTTAAAGATTCTTCTTTTAATTATCAGTGTAGGATATACCGCCCAAAAATGGTATCTTTTAGATAAAGATAGAAGAGATAGAAAAAAGAAATAAAATGTTCTTAATCTTAATTGAAAAATTAAAAGACGCAGAACATCTGCGTCTTTTTTTTTAAAATAAATATAGATGAGAAATATAGATAAGATAATAATTCATTGTTCTGCAACTCCTCCTCACAAAGATTTTAGTGCGGAAGATATAAGGGACTGGCACGTTAAAGGAAATAAGTGGAGTGATATTGGATATCATTACATAGTAAGACTTGATGGTGCTATGGAATACGGAAGACCTATAGAAGTGCCTGGGGCGCATTGTAAGGGACACAATCAAGATAGCATTGGTATATGTTACATTGGTGGAATGGATAAAGATATGGAGTGCGCAGAAGACACCAGGACACCTAATCAAACAGCATCACTACTGGAGCTTCTTAGATTATTAAAAAAGTTTCATCCTAATGCTGTTATACATGGGCATAGGGATTTTTCAAGTAAAGAGTGTCCAAGTTTTGACGCGACAAGTGAATATAAAAATATATAATTATGGCTTATAAACAAAAATGTTGGAAAGGTTATGTTGCAAAAGGAACTAAAAAATCTCCCAGCGGAAAAATGACAAAAAGCGGAAAAGTTAAACGAGTTAATAACTGTGTAAGAAAATAAAGATATGAGCTGTAAAGGATTAAAAGGTAGAGAGTTGCGCGCTTGTAAAATAAAAGCTGGAAAAGTTAAAAGAGATTCTCTTAAAACAGATAGAATTTTTAAGAACAGTGTACCTTCAAAGAATAACTCAATAGCAGGGATGAAATATATAGACAGATCACCTGAAGGAAAGGCAAGAGGTAAAAAGTTTAAAAAAGAAAACAACTTTGAGGGTTGGAAAGGAATGAAAAAACTTGAGAAAAAACAAGATAAAAAAAATAATTCAGGTAGACCAACTCAAAGAACTTCATCTCAAAAGAAAGCGTTGACTAAACTTTACAACCACACCAATATATACAATGCTAAGAATAAAGTAAGAAGCTCTAAGCCTTTGGCTAAAACTCAATTTAATAAAAGAGAAGAGTATCTTATGAGTTTAAATAAAAAAAATAAAAAATAAATTATGAAAGACGCAAGAATATCATTGCCTTTGGCGCCAACTCAAATTAAAGATAAAAAACTACCTAAATTACGTATCGGAGAAGGTATGAAAGAAAGGTCTGTGGTAATGAGAGAAAGAGTAGCTAAAGTTAAGAATAAAGCTAACATTGCTTTAGATGAAGGAAGGATGAAAAAAGAAAGTCGTCTTTTAGAAAGGTCTAAAAGAATCCAAAAGAGAAGCGACAAAGTAGAAAGAAAAGAAGCAAAATTCCGAAACAAATTAGAAACAAGGAAAAGGAAAAGAATAATAAGAAAGCAATAATTATGGCAGATCCAACCAAAGTCTCCGTAGTATCAACTCGAAAATCTTCTAATAAAATTAAAGGAAATAAAGGCAAATTTAAAAGTAAATCCAAGAGAAGTATACGATCAACAACAAATAGCGGCAACACTGTTAGTTTTACAAATTCATCAAATAAAGTTAAAGGCCAAAAAGGTAAATATAAATCTAAAAATACAAAATTAACAAGGAAAAAAGATGGAAGCTGTACAATGTCTACAAATAAAGTTCGAGGAGAGAAAGGTAAGTATAAAACGAAAAGTATATCTAAGTCGGCATGTAATAGAAAATCTATTAAATTAACACGTAAACATAATAAAAAGTAATACACAATGGCAAAAGCATTTAAGATACATAATATGTATAGCAAAACTGGAATTAAAAAAGTTGCTAAAACTATGAAAGATCATTTAGCTTTAAAGAAAAAAGGATATAATCATACTCCTAAAAAGAAATAATGGCAAAACCAAGAGCTGGAAAAGCAAAAGTTAAAGTAACTTCTTCTGGAAAGAAAGTTAGTTATGGTCAAGCAGGTCAGGCTTCTGGTGGTGGCCCAAGGGTAAAACCTGGGACTACCAAAGGGGATAGTTATTGTGCCAGAAGTTTTGGAATAAAAAGAAGACTGTCTAAGAAAAAACAAAACGATCCCAACACCCCTAATAATTTATCTCGTAAGAGATGGAAGTGTGTAGGCAAAAAATCCAGAAAATAAGTTATGACAGATCCAATAAAAAGAAGAAGAAAAAAACATTTAAGAAACCTTACAAGAAATAAGTCTGGAAGAAATGCTACTGTAAAAATGGCAACATATACTGGTGGTAAAAATAATAAAAAACATTTTGCTGCTCCTACTATAACTTTCAAAGGTAAAGAAAAAGCTAAGTCTCAAAATTTTAAGCAGGCATTAGCGGCAGGAGAGGTTTATGAGTTTAAAAGTAAACGAAGAGCTGAAAAATTTGCAGCTGGTTCTTGGAAAAAAGGCGCAGCCAGAAGAGAGGCTATGAAAGCTTATAGAAAAAAGAAAAAATCTAAGAAATAATTATGAAAAAAATATTTGATTGGTTCGGAGGTAGCGTACTTAAAGATTTATTAGGTGGCCTGGATAAATTATTTACTTCTAAAGAAGAAAAAATAAAAGCTGAAAGTATAATAAAAGAAATTATTTTACAAAAAAAAGTAGAGTTGCAGCAAATGCAAACTGATATTATTATAGCAGAAGCAAAAGGTAATTGGCTACAAAGAAGTTGGAGGCCAATATTAATGTTGTCGTTTGGATTTATAATAATTTATGTAAAATTTGTAGCTCCTGTATTTGATTTGACTATCCCTAAATTAGAAATTGAATTTTGGGAGTTATTAAAAATAGGTATTGGAGGCTATGTTGTTGGGAGAAGTGCAGAGAAAATATCTAAAAATATTACTATTTCTAAAAAATAAACATAGTAAAAAAAAGATTAACTTTGTATTTATTAAAAGAAGCGAATTAAATGGCAAGAATAAGTACATACGGAAATGCAAGTCCTGTAGTTGCAGCAGATAAATGGATAGGAACTGATTCGCAAGATAATAGTGCTACAAAAAATTTCACCGCGCAAGCAGTTGCTGATTTTATAAACACAATAGGTGGTGAAGCTCAGAATTTACGATATAAATACAATGATTCTGCAATATATGAAACTGGATCAATCTCATTTACAGGAGGTGGAGCAGCAAATGTTTTGTTAAATAGTATAACATCAATAGATGCAGGTGTATTTGATACAAGAAGCACAACAATTAATGTTTCTTCATTTATTGAAACCGCATTATTAAACTCAGAAATATTACTTACTCAAACAGATGATATTGCAAGTTGGGCAATTTATTCAATAGATACTGCGGTTAAAAAAGCTACTGGCCTGGAAGTTAAATTAGGATTAACATTTAAAGCAGGTGGTGGGAGCTTGATCGCTAATAAAGATTATTTCATATCTTTGCTAAACTATGATTCAAGTGCAGCAGGAGATTTAAATTTTACAGTGGGTTTACCTGGCAATAGTCTTGTCTATTTAATAACTCATAATCTAAACAAGTTTCCAGCGATTTCTGTTTTTGAACAAGGAACAAGTAATGAGATTTACGGACAAGTAACATATAACAATTTAAACCAGTGTACTTTAACTTTCACGAGCTTAGTAACTGGAACAGCGACATTTAATTAAAAAAAATAAAATTATGGCAATAGGGTATTTAACTAACATTGATCTTAATAACAATCAAGTAAAAGATTTTAAGATTGACAACGCAACATCTGATCCAACAGGATTGTCAGGTGAAGGACAAATGATATACAGAACTGATACTAATCAGATGAAATATCACACAGGTTCTAATAACTGGGTTGCTTTTGGAACAAGTGGAGGTACGGTTACATCTGTTGGTATTCAAAGTACAGGAGCTGGAACACTAACAGTGGGTAGTACAACACAAAATCCATTTACTGTAGCAGGAATCTTAACAGTTAATTTATCTACTTCTGGTGTAACAGCTGGTTCATATACAAGTGCAGATATTACGGTTGATGCGTTTGGTAGAGTTACTGCTGCATCTAATGGTGGAGCAGGAACAATGACATCATGGAGACTAACAGGAGATAGCGGAACTTCTGCATCTGTTGGGGACAATGATTTAGTTGATATTCAAGGAGGTACTTATATAACTACTTCTGCAAATGGATTTATTGTTGATATACAGCATGATTCTACTACAAGAACTAATACAACAACTACAGCTTCTCCAGCACATGGAGCGACTTTTACTGCAATTGATAGTATTACTTCTAATTCAACAGGTCACGTTACTGCTGTAAATACAAAAACAGTTACTTTGCCAGCTGATTTGCAAGGAGTTACCGAAGTTGATTCTGGTGATGGTCTTGTTACAAATCCAGTTGGTGGAATAACAAGCGTAGGAACTGTTAGTATAGATTATGCAGGTGCAGATAACATTGTATTATCAGCTGCCGATGGTGTTACAACTCCAATAACTGTTGTTTCAACGGATAAAATAATTTTAAGTGATGCTACTGATAGCGTTGTTAAATTTGTAAACATATCACAATTAACAGCTGCGATTGGTGGAGGTACAGTAACTTCTGTAGCGACAACTCATGCAGGTAATGCATTTACAGCATCTATTGGAAATAATGCGAATGTTAATCCATCCGTAAATATTGCAATGGCTGGTACATCTTCACAATATATTTCTGGTCAAGGTAACTTAGTTACATTCCCAGCAATACCACAAGGTGATATCACAGCTGTAACAACAACATCTCCTATTACTGGAGGTGGAACATCTGGTAGTGTAAATATTGCACACGCAACTCAATCAGATACGGAAAGTACAGACGCAGCTACTTTATCATTTGGCGGCACGTTTGATGCTTATACAGATGTTACAACTAATGCAACTGGACACGTTACAGGACATGAAATAAAAACATTTACATTACCTGCTAACCCAAATACGAATACAACTTCTTTACCAGTTAAAAATAGTGGAGGAACTACTCAATTTACTTCTAATCAAACAACAGGGGTTAGATTTGCGGCAAGTGGAGGAACATCAATAGCTTTTTCAAGTGCGACTCAGTTAGTTACCTTTAGTTCTACTGATACTAATGAAACATATACACTTCCAGTTGCAGCAGGAGGATCAAATTCAGCTTCGGTTCAATTAACAGCAGGTGGAACTGGATCAGGAGTTAAATCAACAGTAACATTTAATGGTACTGGATCAGGTGTTAAAGTAACAGAGAGTACAGGAAATAACGGTAGTATTACTATAGGTTTACAAGATGACGTTACAATAGCAGATTCTTTAACTGTTGTTCAAGATGTTGGTGTAGGAAATGATTTAACTGTAACAAATGATTTAATTGTATCAGGTACTGCTTCAATTACAGGTCAAGTTACTGTTCCTACAGCTACTAATGATGCAAATGCACCAAATTTAGGACAAGTAAAATTACTTATCGCTGGAGTGGGTGTATTCCAAGGATCATATAACGCAGCTACAAACTCTCCAGCTATATCTGGAGGAAGTAACGTGGCTCTTAATTTAGGAGATTACTTTGTAGTGTCTGTTGCAGGTAATAACGGAGGATATTTTCCGACTTTAGAACCTGGTGATTTTATATTTGCAGATGCAGATATTGCAGCAAACTCAAGTCCAGCAGCTTCAGCATATACAGTTGTCCAGGCAGATGCCAACATCGCAGGTTCTGGTAGTACAGATGGTGGAACAAATAAAGGTGCATCTGGATTTGATTCAGCTAACTTTACAGTAAGTTCTAATGGTTGGGTTCAATTAAACAATCAAGGTACAGCAGGTAACTACGGAGATGCTAATGAAACAGTAACTCTTGCAGTAAATGCAGATGGTATTATTACTTCAGCTTCAGAACAAGCAATTGCAATTACAGCATCTCAGGTAACTGATTTCTGTACAGCGGTTGATACTTGTGTTGCTGATAATGGTGTAACTGCTAATATAGGAGATGGATCAGCTGTAGCTTACGCTATAAATCATAATTTAAATACAAGAAATGTAATTGTATCATGCTATAGAAACTCTACTCCTTTTGACACAGTTATGTTGGATGTAGAAAGAACAAGTGTAAATCAAGTTACTTTAAGAACAACAGCTGCTTTATCCTCTAATCAAGTGTCAGTTATTATTACAAAAGTAACATAGTAGTACATAACATTTTAAAACAAATCAAATAGATGGCAATTAATTTTTTAGCAAACCAAACGATTGATAATACTATTAAATTTGTAGGGGGTGGAGAAAACTACGCTACATTAAAAATGGTTTCTCAAGGATTGGAGGTATCAGTAGGAGATCCTGCTAATACAACTAATCCTTTAGTTCATTTTGATGGTGCTTATGAAAGAGTTCTTATAGGCTCAACAACTGCTGCCAATACACCTTATTTGCGAATAGGAGGAGCAGGGAATCAAAGCTCAATATTAGAACTTGCTGAAACTACAACAGGTGTAGGTAAAGATATGAATTATGGATTTTCATTTAATCAAACTGGAAATGTAAGTAATACATTAGAAATAAAAAGACACAGTAATAGTACTGCTGGTTCAACTGTAATGACTCTTGCAAGAGACAATAATAATGTAGTTTTTACTGGATTAGTATCTGGTATTACGCCTACTTCTGCTGCAAACTTTGTTACTAAAGCATATGCTGATGGTCTTACTCCTGGTTCTGGTATTTATTTACCAATTAATAATCCAACTTTTACAGGCACATTAACAGGGCCAACTGCAAATTTCACAAGTACGGTGACTGTCGATAATATGTTAACTATAAATATAAATGACATATCAACAGGTGAGAATAGAGGGTTAAGATTAATAAACGAAGCAGGTACAGATCAACAGTGGAACATTACGGCTGGTACTACAGGAATAACTAATGATGATTTTTGTATTAGAGATTCAACAAACAATGTAAATGCATTTAGGTTATCCGAAGTAACTGGTAATGCAACTTTTGCAGGACAAGTAACAGCAACAGAATATAACCTGCCATCAGGAGGTGTGCTTGATTGGGCTAACGGAGATGCACGAATTATAGAAGGATTAGTTAATAATTATAGTTTATCTTTTCAAACTTGGGATGGTACTAATTTAAATACAGCATTAAGATTAGATGGAAATAATAATGCAACTTTTACAGGAAATGTACTTGCAACAAATGTTTATGTTGATACAAAAATTATTCATAACGGTGATGCAAATACTTATATACAATTTGCGGACACTAACGATAAAATTATTTTAGCAACAAATGGTAGTGATGCTTTAACAATAGACGCTTCTCAAGCTGCAACTTTTGCAGGAAATGTAATAGTTCAAGGGACAAGTGCAGCAGGGTATGTAAAATTATCAGGAGATGGGAATGGAGCAATTTATACCTCTAATGGAGATATGCAGTTTTTTACTAATAATGCTGCTTATACTACTAAATTCTATTCGGCTAATAAGGGTTCTACATTACTAACAATTTTAGATAATGGAAACTCAACTTTTGCAGGAGATGTTGGTTTGGGTGGAACAGGTTTATATACAGCTTTACATTCTTTAAATATAGATGGAACAGGTTTAGCAATTAAAAATGATGCAAACGGTTCAAATAATAATTGGAGTAGTATAAAAAATACTGCTACAGCCAGTACATCTAATTTTGTATTTACTACAGGTGCAGGTATATCATTAACTTTAAACCACAATAAAAGCGCAACATTTTCATCTAACGTGAATATTGATAACGATCTTACAGTGTCTGGTGGTGATATTACCCTTGGCGGAACTGGAAGAATACAAGGTATAGATACAGTTTCTGCTTCTACAGATGCAGCAAACAAAGCTTATGTGGATGCTAATTCATCATCATTATCAGGTTCTGGTGCTGGTGGTAGAGTAACTATCTGGAGTGGAACTAACATCCTTAGTTCTGATACACAACTTCTTTTTGACACTTCAACAAACAAACTAACATCCACTCTTTTTCAAATACCAAACAACGGTGATTACTTAGGAACAGATACAGGTGGTAGTCCCAGAACCTTAATATCTTTAACTTCTGGTAATGATGTTGAGGTTTCAAACTCAGCTCTTACTACTGGATCTGATACTATAATATATTTTGGAGATAATTTCCGAGTAAAAGATGGCAGTACAAACCGACTTTCAATAAGCTCAAATGGAACTATGAGCAATTTTGGGAATACATTTAATTCTGGGCCAATAAATTTAGATGAGGGTAGTAAAATAGTTTTTGATGTTGATGGTGATAATTGGAATTATATTTATGCTAATTCAGGAAATACTGATATGGCAGTTGGAGGAACTCTTACTTTAATAAATATAGAAGAAAATTTATTTGGAGATATAAAGTTAGAAAATATTTATAGCATTATAAATGGTTCAACTTCAAGTAACGCTACATTTATTCCTGTTTATACAGATGCTGCAAGTAGCACTGTTCCAAGACTATTGAGAGAGCAAACACCAGCACAGTTTTTATCAAATGCTGGAGCTATAACAGGAGCAGGAGCAAGTGGTAGAGTAGCCTTTTTTACAGGAACTCGAACGCAAGCATCTGACGACTTGTATTGGAACTCAACTCAAAATGCTTTAGGTATAAACGTAAACCCAACTTCAGGAACAGCTGGACATTTACAAATGCCAGGAACTACAAACAGTGGTGGTAAATCAATATTTATAAACACTACTTTATCTTCAACTTACGGAGCTTTAGGTATAGATGTTAAAACTCCGAGATACGGTAGCGCAATTCAATTAACAAGCAATCAAACTTCAGGTTCTACTGTAATGAAGATACTTAGGTATACTGGAACTCAAGTTGGAAGCATTGTCGCAAACAATGGATCAACAAGTTTTAACACAAGTTCTGATCGTAGGTTAAAGGAAAAAATAACAAAAACTCTGGATGGCGCTGGGGAAGTATTAGATCAATTGCGCCCATGTAGATTTACCTTTGTTGATCCTAAAGATCCGTTTGCGTTCGGTCCTAATGTCGCTGGTTTTATAGCAGATGAGTTACAAGAGGTTGTTCCAGATGCAGTTTCAGGTCTTGCAGGCGAAGTAGATAATAATAGAGAGTCTCCAAATTTTGGCCAACCGATATATCAACAGGTTGATGCGACTAAATTAATTCCTTATTTAACGCAAGCTATTAAAGATTTACAAGCAAGAGTAACCAGTATAGAGAAAAGACTACCAAGAGAGCCTGGCCCAAGGGAGTTTAAAGAATTATAAATTATAAGAAAAATATACTTATATTTGTATTAAGTTTAATAAATAAAATATAATCAAATGTCAAAACAATTAAGTAAAGAGCAGTTAGAATTATTACAGGGTTTACAAAAACAATTTAATGATTCAAAATTTGAAATTGCAGATTTAGAAATTAAAAAAGCAGATCTTATATCTGGAATAGCTGGTATCAAAGAAAAATTCGCAGAACAAGAGAAATCTTTAATGAAGGAATTTGGTAAAAATGCAGTTATTAACTTACAAACAGGTGAGGTTAAAGACGAAGAAGAAAAGCCTTTAAAGGCAGTAGAATAAAACAACATGGCAAAAATTAGCAACACATCAGCGTATCCTAACATTAGCAATCTTGATGCAGCAGATTATTTAATTATAACTGACGCGGAAAATAATCTAATGACAAAAACAGCAACACTTGCACAAGTATCAAGTTTAGTTGCTCAACCGTATACGTCTTACGTGGCTAATTTTTCTCAAAGCGGAACAGCTGATCCAGTTGCTTCAGAACTTCAAAACACAACAGGCTTATCTTTTACATGGACACGAAATAGTTCAGGAGTTTACGACATAACACCAAGCAGTCCTTTTAAGTCAGGTAGAGCCTGGTGGATGATTGCTGGATTTGGTGCTGCTGAAGATAAGCAGGTTTTTGGAAAATTTGTAGGTGTTACGTTTTCACGATTTGTAAACATAGATACTACAACTGGTGTTACAGAGGACAGCATTGATGAAGGTCATGTAGAGATAAGAATCTACCTATAAACAAATGGACATAAGAAAAATTTCAATCGGAGCAGATTACAAGTCTGGAGCTATGCATTACATAGTTGGTCAGGATGTTTTAGGCGGTAGTTATGGGATACATCTTATACAGCATGACGTTTCTTCAGAGTCTTATAAAATATGGATTATGAAGCAAGATGAAATTTTACTTTGGAAAGAATTTAAATGCACCCTCCCTATATCTTTAGAATATAATATTAATTTTTAATATGAAAAAAATTATTAAAAAAGATTGGAAAGATATACTTTGGGAAAAAATGTCAAAAGACGAAAAAGAAAAACCAAGTGTATTTGATAAAAAAACAGTTTTAAAAACTGAAAATAATTTAGTCTAAATTAAATAAAATGAAATCTCCTTACTCGTTTATTGTAAAACCTTATAATAATAAGAGATACGATAATACAAAAAAATATGGTGAAACTGATTTTATCATAAGTACTTCAGAAGAAGACCATAGCGCGTCTAATCGTTATGCTGTTGTAGTATCAACACCTATAGATTACTCAGGGCCTGTAAAAGAAGGAGACACCCTTTTAGTTCATCATAATGTATTTAAGTTTTATAACGATATGCAGGGCCGAAGAAAAAGCGGTAAAAGTTATTTTAAAGATGACTTGTTTTTTGTTGATCCTGATCAATTCTTTTTATACAAACAAAATAAAGAATGGAAAGGTTATAATAAATATTGTTTTATAAAACCATCTGCTTCAAAAGATTCTTTTATTAAAAAATCTATTACAGAAGAACCTTTGTTCGGAACTATTAAATACATTAACGATCAGCTTTTAAGTATGGGTTTAAAAGTTGGTGATGAGATTTCTTATCAACCAGAAAGTGAATATGAATTTAATGTTGATGGAGAAAGACTTTATAGGATGTTTACCAACAATATAACTTTTTCTTTATGATATATATTGTAGATGATTTTGTGCAAAAAAATCTTTTTGAAATAGCCAATAAACATTTAGACAGTAATGAGTTTAAAAAAACTGAAGCTGGAAACAAAGATTTTCATATTCAACAATCAAATGAAGAGTTTGATAAATACATAACACAAAAAATATCTATTATTGAGGGTAAGGAAATTAAAAATATTTTAAGTTTTTTTAGAATTGCTACAGATAAATTAGACGTTTCTTGGCGTATTCATTCTGATTTAAATATTAAAGGTGAGAAACCTGATAGAGCTTTAGTTCTTTATTTATCGCCCAGAGAAAAAGAAAATTTGCATGGTACAGCATTATGGGAACATGATGTTTATGGTAGAGAGTTACCTAAAGATATTAGTGATACTGATTATGATAAAATAATAAAAGTAGATGCTAATAATTTAGATAGATGGAGATTAAGTACGGTTGTTGGTTATGAAGAAAATAGATTGGTTTCATATCCTTCAAGTTATTTTCATAGCAAATATCCTAATGTATCTTGGGAAGAAGGTAGAAAGGTTTTTGTAATGTTTTACAAAGTTTCTGATTATGAATAAAAAAAATATTAATAAAGAAAAATCTGATTGGGAGGATAAAGCAGATAAACTAAAACTTAAATATAATCGAAATCAAGATGGATATAAAAAACATAAAAAGAGAGATTATAAAAGCTGGTGAGTTAGCTGTACAGCAATTAATTAAAGTGGCAAAGGCAGATATTATTAAATATGATAGTGAAGATGACCTTGCGGCAGATAAATTAAAAAACGCAGCGGCAACAAAAAAATTAGCAATATTTGATTCGTTTGAAATATTAAAAAGAATACAAGAAGAAAAAGATTTATTAGAAGGAGTTGATACTAAAGTAAATAACACACCAAAGGGATTTGCAGAAAGAAAGTCAAAATAAACTATATATTGAGCTTATTAACATAGTTCCAAAAAATGTTTTGTCTATAAAAAACAAAGCTAAATCATGGTCTTATGGTTATAATGAAAAATATAATTTTGTTGTTATTTCACGCACAGGTCAAATTGATCAAATAATAAACATACAAGGATTAAACATTGCTCTTCCTAAAATATCTAAAGAAGTATATAAGAGGTCTGAAAAAAAAGACGAACAACACTGGTCTCCTCAAGAAATACCAAAACCTTTAAAAAAAATAAAGTCTATTTTTCAATGGCATGATGCTCCTGCAAGTTTTAAAAATGAGTGGGTTGATTACATAGAAAGTCAATTTGATTATAGAGAACAAGGTTATTGGTTTATGAATAATGGGAAACCTACATACATAACTGGTTCTCACTGGATGTACATACAGCATACTAAAATTGATGTTGGTCTACCTGACTTTAGGGAAGCAAATAGAATTTTTTATATACATTGGGAAGCTTGCAAGGCCGATAAAAGAAGTTTTGGTAATGATTATTTAAAAATTAGACGTTCAGGTTTTTCGTTTATGGCTTCCGAGGAGTGTGCAAATATAGGCACGATTACAAAAGACGCAAGGATAGGTATATTGTCTAAAACTGGTTCTGACGCAAAAAAAATGTTTACCGATAAGGTTGTCCCTATATCAAATAATTATCCTTTCTTTTTTAAACCTATTCAGGATGGTATGGATAAACCAAAAACTGAATTAGCTTTTAGAGTTCCAGCTTCTAAGATTACTAAAAAAAATATGTATTTAAATGAAGATCAAGAGCTTGAAGGTTTAGATACAACAATTGACTGGAAGAATACAGGAGATAATAGTTATGATGGTGAAAAATTAAAATTATTAGTTCATGATGAAAGTGGTAAATGGGAGCGACCAGACAATATCTTAAACAACTGGCGAGTTACGAAAACGTGTTTACGTTTAGGTAGTAAGGTTATTGGGAAATGCATGATGGGTTCAACATCAAACGCATTAGATAAAGGTGGATCTAATTTTAAAAAATTATATTACGACTCTGATGTTACTAAACGTAACTCAAACGGACAAACAAAAAGCGGATTGTATAGTCTGTTTATTCCTATGGAATGGAATATGGAAGGATTTATTGATATGTATGGAA